ATTTCTTTTTAAATAATCGAAGGTGATATAGTCTTTAGAAATAATATTCGCTAAATCTCCGTTTTTTCGGTCTCCTTTGTTCCAATGCTTCTTATTGATATATGCTTTGATATTCCCACATTTACCGTCAATCGTGATTAATGATTTTTGATTCCGCTTCTTTTTCTTTATTCTCTTATTCATAAATATACCTCCAACTTCTGATGTGGTGACATCTTGTATTATAAACTTCCGAGAACATCTCCGAATCGTGAGGTTTCAGGTCGAGAAAGCACCCAACCTTCGGCGTCTACCGTTAGTATGCTTGGTGTATCTGTATCCAAACAATGAAAAACTATTTTATCCTCTTCCATTTTGAGATAGGCAATGTTTGTGAGAAAGTCAAATTTAGCCTCTAGTCGATGAATAATTTCAAGGTGGGTGAGGTTTTTAAATGTCATAGGACTTTACCTCTTTTAAAATGTCGAGAGCAAGTTTTGTCGAATCAGGATAAAATTCTTTTGTATAGGCTTCTACAATTTGTTCCTCTGTTGATCCCATTCCAATATTGATACGAGTATCTGCTTTATACTCTCGCTGTACCTCTACTCGAATGTTATCTGAATCCTCTTTAAAAATTTCTACTTCTTGGGCTTGGTCTTTTGGAAGGACGAAACGAACGTAGTTGTTGTCGATTAACTCCTGAGCATTGCTTGGAACTTCAGTCAGGGTAATAAACTTTTTGTTAGGGATCGCAATAAACTCGGGCTTACCGCCTTTGTCTAAGTCAATAAGAAAAACACCTTTGTCCTGTCCCTCATCTGAGTAACTTGTCTGTATTGTATTTCCTGCATAGAATACATTATCTCGTCCTGCTAGGAATTGTCGTTTGTGGTAATGACCTAAACAGACATAATCAAACACATCTGGGTAGAGATCGTCTACTGTAAAGGCTCCCTCAAGACGGTGGCTATATTTGCCTGTCTCAGAACCAGCCACCCCAATATGAGCAACAAGCAGAGATTTTCTTCCCATTGTCTGTTGTACTTCGGCAGACTTTGTAATGCGTTCCTTTAAGAACGGTACGTCATCGGAATAAGGAATTGCATATAAAGTGACATCACTACCAATAAGCATAGCTGATGGTTGGGCAAAGACTGTTACATGCTCTAACCATTTGAAAGGTTCTAACCAGTGTCGTGTCTCTGTTGTGTTATCTGAAGAATCGTGGTTCCCTCTGACAAGAATGGTTTCAACATCATTGTTTTGTGCAAAGACCTCGTATACACTGTTAAATACAATATCTTGTAGAGACTTTCGTCTGTGGAAAAGGTCTCCCCCAAAAACAAGGGTTGCTTCATTCTCTCGGGCAATATCAAAGACTTTTTGAAGAGTCTGAATTTGAGCCTTAAATCTGTCATTCACATATTCATTATCGGGTTTAGCAAACTCCTCGAAGATATGACAGTGAAAATCCGAAAAGAACACTACTTTAGTCATGACTTTGACTTCCTCTGTTAACTTTCACAACATTTGTAACTGTGTAGAAATCAGGAGTATAGTTGAACTCTTTCAGCCATTCGTCAATGACTGCATTTAACCTTTTTTCTAATATTTCTTCATGTTCTCTTGAAACATCCCATAGAAAGTCACTTGCGGGGGCTCCTGCTTGATCATACGCCTGATCCCCTAAACGATCTATGATCGCCCCAGTGTGTACACCTAGATAGATAGGTTGACACTGCCCGATGTAGAATACTTCTATGTCGTCATCATCTTCATCCTCTAAATTGCACTTAGCGTTATCAATAGCCTCTTCCATTGTATCAAAACGCCCCTCGAACATTTCCTCATCAAAACTGTAACACCATTTACCTGCATCACTCATAATACTAATCCTCCTATTGGTAAAATTGCTCACCTGTATCTTTATTTATTATAACCGTTTTCATACGTTCCCCTAACCTATAATTTTTATTGGGTGCTTTTGGATAGGGAAGTACAGGGTATTTTAGTTTATGTATAAGGTCTTTAGATTTAGTAAAGTACACATATCGATGTTTGGAAGTCCGTACTTTTCTTAGATGATTGTATTGGTTATCGTAGTGCCGTGAATGTTTATTATCTGGAGTAAATTTATCGGTACGACCTTTTGTTTGCCCTGTATATATAAAGTTAGTGGCTTGATAAATGTAGCCATTGTGATTCATTCCTGTATCCGCATAGGAGACAATAATTAAATCTTCCTGCTTGAGTAACTTAAGTACCTTACCTACGAAAAAGGATAACGCATTTTTATGTAAGTTATCTTCTGTGATTAAACGGTTTAACTCGTATACTCTATGAGCGTACTCGTCTCCTAGTATTCCTTTACAGAGCGAGTTAGAAGCAGGTTTTCCAATCGTGAGTACCCCAACCAGTTGCCCCAAAAGGAATAGCCCGAAGGCATAAGATACAGAAGGCATCCGTTGAGCATAATGTTTACATAAAATAAATTCTTTCGTGGCATCATAGGGGATAGGTATTACCTCATAGTTTTCCATCCAATGTATCACCTCTCATAAAAAAAAATCTATGTAAACCCAGCCCGAAGGCTGGGGAGTTTTACTTGTTTGCTAATTGTTCTTGAGCGAGCTTGATCAAGCGTTTAGTTATCTCGCCCCCGACACTACCATTTTGACGGGCAGTCGCATCGGCTCCGAGTTGCACTCCCCACTCCTGAGCAATCTCATTCTTCATGGTAGCTAGAACACTTTCAGATTGAGGAACTAATAACTTGTTGGTGTTCATAACTTTTCATCTCCTTATAAGTTGTTTGCCTTACGACTATTAGTATGGCTCGGAGATGCTGTATTACCCTCTGTAAAATAAGGGTGTGTTACCGATTATGTACTCGCTTGGTTACTTACATTTTCAGTCTTCCGTTGTTCTGTAAGAGCACTATTGATTTCTTTGGCATAGTCGATGATAGGTTGTCCATCTTTTGTCTTCATATCTTTTCGATTAAGTTGACGGCTGGTTTCTGAAGACTGTAAAACTGACATGTGCCAACGTCTCTCTTGATCGCTCTTATAATCCCGAATAGTCATGGTGCTTCCTACTACTCGAAGCCCAATCATGTTGTCGTATGCTCCTTCAGGAGGGTTTCGCACTTTGTCTACATAGAGACGGATGAACCCTTCGTTGTACTCCTCTTTTGTTTGGTTAACAGTAAGAATTAATTCACACGCATTTTTCTTACGGTGCGATCCTTCCATGTGTTCAGCGGTTCGGATGGGTGCATTGTAAGCTGTACGGTTCATTTGAGAGGCTGTCCACATAGCTACGTTATAATCTTGAGCAATCCGTCTCATTTCTTCAAAGAGGTGTCCACCGTCTTCAGATTCATTACCTGTGGAGTGTGGGTTCCTTAATAATTCAGGATAGTCAATGATGACCACATCCACATCGATACCTTGCCTCAGTTTCACATCTGCAATCAGTTGTTCCACTTTAGAAGGTGTAATCGTTCGTGGGGAATATCGTGCAAAGAAAAGGTTACCAAACCTATCACGATTGTTCTTATAGAAATCTTGCATTTTTTCAAAGTGGGTCTCATTCAGTATGCTTCCTGTTACAATGTCCGATCTATTTTGTCTTAGCATAGACTGTTCAAACTTTAGGATCATCCGATTCTCAAGTTCTTCCAACTCAATGAAAAGTACATTTCTACCGAGTTTTGTATAGTTCGTGGCAAGATTCGTTAGCATCATCGTTTTACCTGAACCCGAAAGAGCAATAATAAGTCCGAGTTCTCCTTTTGCTAGTCCTCCACCATTAAGTATGTCAATAGACTTGAACCCTGTAGACATTGTGTTTTGTTGTAGCGTACTGAGTAACCGTCTTTTGATTTCCTTGTCGTCAATAACGTTAATGATTTCCTGCATTTTACCACTGATGTCGAGTAACATAACGGTTTTCCATCTTTCCGAGATGCTTTCCATTATCTTTTCGTTTTCAAGGTTAACCGCAGCTTCTTTCATCAACTCCATCCACATATGCTTACGAATATGTTTTTCGATCTTTTCATCAATGATGTCATCATCACTATAGTCTCTGACTTCATAAAGATCGTGAATGGTTCTAAAGTATTCTTGTTGTACATCAGCGGGCTTTCGCATCCGATCCAACTTATCCTCAGTTAGAGCAAGAAAGGCTTCCTCCGAGAGATTTTTACTGTGTGTTTGGTAATATCGCTTAACAATACTAGACAGTTCCTTGTATATCTCGTTCCCTTCAAAAATAGAGGAAGGTGTTTTTGGTAATACATCTTTTGAGAATAGAGGAGATTCAATAGCTCTTCTAAGTATCTGTGTCTGTAAGGGGCTATTCATATATGTGGTTAACCTCCTAGTGTTTCTTTAAAGTCTGGGTAATCTAATGTGTCTTCCCCTATTTCAGCGAGAATTTGCCAGTCATCAGTTATAGCAATCTTAGCCATATCCACAAAGTCGGCTGTTTCATCTACAAGTTCTTCGGTTTTTGAAATAATAGCCACAATCTTATTCACCTGAATAACGGAGTAATCATCCAAAGGAATCTTGTTCTTGCCATACTCTTCAAACGCCATACGAAGATCGGACAAAGAGACATAAATGCCTTGACGTTGCTGTATCAGCCGTAAGGTATAAGAAGTGTCATCCATAAGATTCATTTCATAAAAGAGCATATTTAACTGATCAGAGTGGTCTGTATTCTTATCCTTAGGGTAAAGAAAAGCTCTTAAGGCTTTTAATACCAGTTTTTCGTACTCCTGAGGAGATTGCATTGGTGCTTTTAAGGAGTGAAAGACAATTTGTGTTACTTCTGAACCGAGAATAACGTAATTCGGTAACTGCATAGTCCCTCCAGTAAGGATCATAGACTGTACCGCTAAGAACTTCTTAATTGCGGTTTGCGACTTTTTGGAAATTTTGAGCCTTCTCATATTGGCTACTGTCATGTCGTAAAAATTAGCCAAGGATTGTTCTTCGATGGTGTGTCCTTCTCCGTAGAAAAATTCTCTAAAGGATTGTCGGTATTCAATAAAGCCTAATTGTCTTTCCGATGTTTCAATAGCATCTCGAATAGCTATCAGCACAAAGTCACTTCCAAAGGATACGGGAGGGATTCTAAACTCGGTATATCCTCGGTCATACCCGTCCTTAAATGCTAAAAACTCCTGATACACTTGATAAGAAGCATCACTGGTTAACGCATTGGTAAAAGGTAACATCTTCTTCGGTTTTTTTGATACTGAGGCTGTATGTACAGATCGACTAAACTGAGCCGACAAATAACTCAAAGGATCGATGTTATTTTCATCACAGAACTTTCGGAACCGATCAAACTCTTGCCAACGAGAGGAACCGTAGAAGTCTACAGGTAGAACGTCATAATTGTTGGTAACCTGCGGGAGCTTCTTGTCTTCTTTCTTCACTTGGGCTATCGCATTATTATAATCCACTGAGAGTCCTGCCAAGCGGTTATACGCTCTAGTAATCAAATATGTACGGTAATTTCCTGTTGGGTCATTTGTTTCTTTGAACCATTCCCAATCAGGGTAGCCACCTGTTTTATGTAAAAGATCATTAAGGCGATCTATCTCAGCCTGTACAGTATTCTGTAGCACTTTAGCTTCAGCCATTTGAGTCTTTGTTCGTCTCACTTTTGTTGATTCTTTCTTAGGTTTGTTGCTTTTTGGTATTCTTTCTCGAACAACTTTATCAAACGATACGGGTTCATCTGTGTTTATAAGGGCTTTGTCAGAGGTATCAAAATGAATAAGATCGGTATTAAACATAATCACTGTCCCTCCTGTACGACCCTTAACACCTTGTCGCTGTATAATCTGATGCTCTTGAAGAGTATGTAAATATCTTGCAATAGTTCTTACGTCCTTACCTGTTTCCTCTGCCATCTCCTTGTTCTTAAAGGAAAGTGCAAAGTCCTTAGCGGTCTTTGCTTTATCGGCAAGGTACGTTAAGAACTCTAACACTTTCGGTTTTAAGTCAAGGAGGGAAGATTCTAAATAAATTCCCTCCATTGGGGAACTCCTCCTTTGTTATGTACTCATCTAATTATAGTATACCACTATCTGTAACATTGCGTCTGTGGAAAGTATAACATGGACTCTATCGTTATGTAAAGGTTATTTTCCCAACAATTTAACATTAAATTTTTCTTCTTTGTAAATCCTAAGTCTTTCCTTAGAGTGTGATTTCAAATAGCGGTTGGTTAAATCTACGAAATCAAACACTAGAACGGTATTACCATCAATCCCGTTTAACCGTAAGCCCCGCCCAATACGCTGTAGGTTTTGACGAAGGCTCTTATTGCCTCCTGCCATTATTAACATCCCGATACTTTTTATATCGACCCCTTGGTCTAGGATGGAACTGGCTATAAGTACTCTGACTTCTTTTTGACTAAACCGTTTCAAGTATCCATCCCGATCTTCTGGGTCTAACCCTCCATGTGTAAATTCACAATCGATCTCCATTTCGGTTAATAAGGTTTTAATTCGTTCTCCATGATCGATATGATTAACACTGATGAGGATACCACCCTCTCTGTTACTTAGGTACCATCGAGCTGTTTTGGCTATCGTTTGGTTACGGAAATCATTCTCTACGATACCTAGTTTGTAAGCCTGTTGATAAGTAGATACCAACTCAACATCTCTTGGTTCTGTCATTGGAATCATTCGTATGACAGGGTTAGAGGATACACCTTTACCAATAAGGAATTCGTTAGAAATCTTAAAAAGATTCTGACTATATACCGCATACAGCTTTTGGCAAAGCATTTTATTCTTCTCATCCACTGTCCCTGTCAATGCGATTCGGTACTGAGCATTAGGAAGTTGTGACATGGTTGTAAAGAGAGTATCCCCGTTGATCTCGTGGGCTTCATCCTGAATGGCTATTCTAACGGAGTCGAGAAACTCTTGTACTTCCTTATATTTTTTAAACTTTTTGCTGTTTTTCCTCTCGATAATCTTATCGAACTCAACAACATATTTGTTTAACTGCATCTGTGCGGTGTTATCCGTGAATTTATTATCGTAGGCTATGTATTCTAATTGCTCTTTGGCTGATAACCATACCTTTGTGGTTAACTGGCAATTCATTATGTAGTTCCGTAAAAGCTGTCGGGTATTTTTTGTATTCTTAAACTTAGGGGCAATATCCTCGGCTATAAGTTTTACAATTCGTTCTTTTGGTGTTAAAGATACACCTTTCTTTGGGTCTTTAAGGGAGCTGGCTAATGTCGGGATCATAACGAATACAATCTTTTTATTTTTAATATCGAATTTTCCGTCCCCGATTTTCCCAATATCTTTCGGTTTAAAGTTCAAACGTTTTGCTACCCGTTCGGCTGACTGGGTGAAAATCTCTCTTGACTTACAGAAAAATGCAATCCTTTCACCTCTTGATAAGTATGGAAGGAGTTGGTGCATGATGCCTGAAGCAACCTCTGTCTTGCCCCCATTGGTAGAAATATTTACCACTACCAACTGATCCGCTATAGCTTTCTTGACTGCCTTGTACTGATAATCTCTAAGTATAATCGGGTCTTCATCTCCGTTACCAAGTACAATCTCTTGGTCAATACTATCGGGATGAACTAGAGGCTGAGGTCTTTCATCCTGAATCGTATAGGTCAGGCTTGTATCCTTCTCTTGCAACTTTCTTAAACATTCTAGGAACTGAGGAAGGAGTCCTGTATGAAAAGAATCCTCTTTCATATTGTAAAAATCTGTAATTCCATCCCAAAATTCTGCTTTATATGTACGAGCAAACTGAGCACCGTCTACTTTAATTCCCATTTCTTGATGAGCAATACCTTGTACTTTTTCTCTGAGTAAAGTATCTTCTTGGAAATCAACATGGGAGTACATAGTACCCACTTTTATAACTAACTGACTCACTGAATCAACTCCTATGTATTCATATATCCTTCTCTATTGTATCACAAAGTTATAGACCTGTCTATGGTAAATTTATTTTATGGTTTCTGACCTATTTTAATTCCTTTTCTGTCAGTGTTTCTGACTCATTTCTTTATAATTTTTGCCTATTTTATTTTATCTCTTCTGTATATATACTTTTAAATCTATATAATAAATAATATTTATATATTTATCTAAAGAATTATTTAATAACTATATACAGAAACAATAAAATTTAATAAGACATTTTAATAAAAGGAGGAGTCAGAAAGGTAGGAATACCAAGGAAATAAAATAAGACACCCTTTATAAGGATGTCTCAGGAGTAAATTAATTTTTATCTTTGTGTGAATCGAGGATCGCTTGCAACTCAGCCTTCATGATTTCCAATTCTTGTAAAGTCTGTTCAACTTTCTTTTGGCTTGTCATGAACTTTCTTTCTTGAACTGTAGGAATAAATAACCGAGCCTGTGAAACAGGGTCTCTTCTTTCAATAGGCAAGTTCTGTCACTCCTTACAACTGTTTGAATACAGCCGTGAATCTTCGAACCCTTGGTCGTACAAAACGATTATCAGCATGTAATGAGAGTTTGAACTTAACCTCATTATAGGTCTGTGTGGTGGACAATTGGTGTGTATACGAGTAACGTGTATAGTCAGCACTTACAGGAGAGGTAGTAGGTGCCTCTGTGTAAGCTACCCAAGTTGTTCCACCGTCCGTAGAATAATACGGGGTGACTGTTGTTCCTGCTGGTAAGTTAGCATCGTAAGCCATCGTCACTGTGTTATATGGTGCAGAGGATGTATCGATATTCAGTGTGACATAATCTCCGTCTGTCTGAGAAATGAAGTTTACAAAGAGTAAATCTTCAAGTGTTAGCATAGGGGAGATATATTTATTTGCCGTGAATGTTGCTTGTAACTCTACAAGTCCTACAATCGTGCTGTTTGTTGCTTGCTCGATATAGTTGGCTAACGGCACCCACGGAACGGAGCTCAGACTAACGGTGCTTGCATCAGCTTGTGAAACGATACGGGCTTCCCAAGTACACCCTGTATTCTGCGGAGTTAAATACGTTGCCATAAGAAGTAACATATCAGAATTCAAGTTCTGCATTGGGGTAAACTGGATAGTAGCTGTCGGGTTAAATACGGCTGTATACACTGTAAATTTTAAGTCCGACATTTGGTGTACTGTCCAAGTACGAGCATTAGATGAACTAAATAGAACACCATCTACATAAGGTTGAGTAACTACAGTGGCACTATTATCTTTACGATTCTGTCCCATCGTTGCAACCCATAGTGTGTACTCATTACTGTCTGTAATGATAACAATACAATAACTTGTTCCTGCACTACACATTAACGGGTCATCGAGGGCGACTTTAGTCACAGCCGTAGCATCACTAGAAACGTTAATATTCGCAGGAGTTAATGTCCGTTCAGCATAAACCGTCTGATTCGGGAATCCTCCATCAGATAACCCTCGCACTTGCACGACAATATTGTCTGTGCTAGACTTAGAACCAAAGTATAGATCGAAACTCGTAACGACTCGATCCTCATTAAATTGGAAGGACTGAGCGAGTGGATCATGTAAATGGATCGTTACATGTGTTCGTGTAATGACTTCCGTTGTTGTTTTCATTGTTCCTTGGGCTACGAACGTAGATGTTGCTTGATTTGTTGCGTTTTGTAATGTGACTTCTCTTACACCTGTGCGAATATTTGGAGGAATTGTGAAGGACGCTGTAGCATTACCCTTCGCATCAGATTGTATTGTTCCTGTATTTGCTCCTGCTATCGTTGTACCTGTTGGTGTTAGTGGTACAGTTACCCCATCAAAGGTGAGGTACAGGTTGTTTGTGTTAGGTTCTAAGTTAGTAGCAGAAATGGTTACTGGTACTTGTCTCATGTACTCAATAGCAGAATCTCGGGTAGTGGATGCTACGTTCGTCAGCGTCCCTGTACGTCCAATGAGTACGTCTTGTTGCCATGACATGCCCATGTTCCACTTTTGGTTGCCGTCTAACTGGATAGTATTTACAAGGTCTCGGAGAGCAGGGTTAGAGGTTGTCTTCCTCCTATGTGCCCACCATCTGTCCAGAAGTACGGTCTCTTGTGCTGTTTTATTAACAACCACCTTAGCATCTTCGATCCAATTATCCGATGAGGGGGATAACTTTAGGACACCCATTTTATTGTAAACGGCATAAGGGTTTACATTCATAGCTTCTGTTGCTAGAGGTTGATTGACAGCAATAATCTCTGTATATGGTGCCGTTATTAATCGTCCCCATGACGTAGCTGTACTATTTCCCGCATCAAACGCAGGAGTTTCCATTTGATTCGAAGGTGCCGTAACTTGCAAGGTCATACTCGCATCATCGAAACTCATAGCGATACTGGATAAAGATGGGTCTAGTCGGCTAAAATCTACGAAAGCATCAGCGAATACTCCTCTTAAGGCTAATGGGTCATCGTTGGCTGTAGACTGATCTTCTAAGGCAATAATCGACTGGTTGTATTCCACATTCTCTAGGCGACTTTTGAGGTCTTGTAAATCAGACATACTTAGTCTAACAATCCCGTTATTCGTTGCATTAGCTGAATCAGAGTTTGGAAAGACAAAGACGTTCCCAATTTTTAAAGACAGAGGGTCTTCAATTGGAGGTGCAGTGGCTATGTCAATCCGATCTGGTTGTCCCGCTAAAACTGTAAAGTTTCCGTCTTTATCGAGCGTAACCGTATCTGCCCGTGCGAGGTAGTAGTCATATGCCAAGTTAACTAGACCTTGGTCGATAGGTTTAAGCCCTGTCATACCTGTCCAGTCTACATAGGTATCCCACCCCGAATCTGCGGTATGTAAAGTGGTGGTTACTTTATAGTCTGTATTTTCTTTCATAACAGCATCATAATTGAAAGATACAAAATAAGAAGCCCCTACCGCAGGTTCAGTACCATTCGCCCCTGTATTCCAATCAATATATTCTACTCCACTATCTGTCACAAGGTTGTAATCTGTACTTATTGTGAAAGTCTTTGCTGGAGAAGATGTCCATACATTTAGTGAAGCAGGATCAATAGACGTATACTGAGATGGAATAGCATCTCTTCCATCTAGTGCCCCCTTCGTTACGGTGATGCCACCTGAAGGACAAGCCGTATGAGCAATTACCTGATTAACTGTCTTAACATAACTACTCCCTACAAGGACTTTCCCTGTTGCAGAAGCGTAAGTATGCGTTTCTTCAGCTACGTTATTTGAAGTTGTTGACTTAGCAATAGGAATCCGACTAGATGTTGTTTTATTGATACGGTAACCTAAGACATAGGCAGTCCCTTTATCGATCATAAGGTCAATCATACCTGCGGTTGCACTTGTCTCAGTATACATTTTAAATCCTTCAACTTGGTATGATCCTGATTCATCGTAGGTTCTTTGTGCCAAAGTCGTGTTAAGTGTAGAGTACTCGGGACGGTCTGGTTGAGTAAAAAGACTCCCGTCCGTAAATTTATAAATAGTAGAGGTAGTATCATCGTTATAGGTTAGTACAACTGTCTCTTGTAAACGATCTGCTCCCTGAGACATGTAAGTAGGTACGTTTTGGGTTGGGTCTAAAAGAGACGCATCGGTTGTGCTTGTAATTACAGTCTGAGCAATCGTTACTCCGATGTTCTCCACACCTGTACTTTGAAAGGCTATCGTTTGTTGGCTAAACTGCCTTACACTCCCTGCTAAATAGATGGTACCATCGTCTACAGTGATGGTTTTCGCTGTGGTATCAATCGAAAAAGACATACCACTTTGAATATCACCATCAGTAAAAATACGATCCCCAAGGGAACGAATATTATAAATAGCTATCGATTGTAGCTCATTAAGTTT